ACGACACCAGCGCAGCCGCTGCAAGCAGCAGCACGAGCAGGCCGGACACAGGCGGTAGGTTTGCGATCTTCTCTCGCACCTCTTCGCTCGAAGCTGCGAGTAGCGCGCGTGTTTTCAGTCGGTTGTCAAGCAGGCGCAGCAGCGCGCCCGCGAACGCAAGCACCGACGCCACCACTTCCGGGTGGTCTTTGAGGTAGTCAAACATCAAATAACTCCTACAAGCGCGCCGCCCGCGCTCGGGTTTGAGGTGTCGCCCCAGCCCTTGCCCGTACTACCGACCACACCCACCATCGCACCAATGCTGTGTGCAAGGGCAGCCGGTGCCGTGAGTAGCTGGGTGCTGGTGCGCGAGGTGTACGCGAGGGTTTCGGCTGAGGGCAGGCCCTCGTCGATCGTGACGGTTCCGCTGGCCGGGAATGATGTCGCGTCAGCGACTGTGATTGTGATCGCGCTGACCGCTACTGGTGATGTGAGCGGCGAGGAAGTCGCGCACACAAATGCGTCAGCGTCTGCGACGGTCTGATAGCCGAGCTGCGCGTCGATCGCAGCGCCTCGGACTTGGCGCAGAAACCGAGCAAAGATCGCGATTTGCGCAAGGGTCAGCGAGACACCGCCTACGCGCAAGACAAAGCCCGCCGGGAAGTACTCTTGCATGTGAAGCGTGCCAGTACCGCCAAGCAGCAGCCTGAACACCGCGAGCACGTCCTCGATTGTGCCGTCGCTCAGATTTGCGCGAATCCGCGCGCGCACTCGGATTCGGTAATCAGCGTCCAGGCTGCCCTGCCTTCGCTCCCCGACGAGCTTACCGAGCACGTCAAGCACCCAGCCCTCGGCGGTATCAACCGAGCGAAGCGTGTAGAGCTGCCACGCGGCATCTTCAAGGGCCTGGTACTGAGTGCCGATACCTCCGAACAGCTTGCTAATCCGGGGCTTGCGAAACTCCTCGGCAAGCCTCGACAGTAGGAACGCGGCCACATCAGGGCGGTAGGTAATCGAACTCACGGCGTCCCACCTGTCGAGCTGATTGTGATCCGGCTTGAATCGAATCGGGCGATCTCACGGATCGCGATCGGAAGATCAGCGGTGCCGACCGGAGCTGGGGCAAACCCGAGCCGCACGCTCGACACCTTGAGCACGCCGGGGACTTTGTACAGCGACGTAGATATCCCCCAGACAGTGGCGTCTTTGCCGAAGGTGTAGCCGTTCGCTGACGTGTGCCAGTCGAGGATAGCCTGTTTACATTGCGCGTCACCGTCGAGCGGGTAGCGCCCGACATCCTTGATCAAGTCAAGCTCGATCCACACCAGCTTTTCCGTTGGTCGCGTGAACTTGACGACGTGCGGAAATCCGGCGCTGTCGTTTGAGCTGCCGACGGTGTTACCGTGCGACTCGATGCCCGCGTCTTTCGTCGCAAGGATCGTATCGAAGAGCGCTTGATCGTCACCACCCAGCACGATCGCCTCGATCGACTTGGGCGGAAGCCCGTCGACGCTAACGATCATCGTCGTGTTTTCAAAGACAACACAGTCAAGCACGGGATTTGCGCCGCCTTGACCCACACGCAGAAGCTTCGCGCGGATCGCGTCCAGCGTTCCGTTGGCGTTGCCCGTGATCTCGTTCTCTCGACGAATACGCAGGGCTGCGTCCGTTTCGAGATAGGCCCCGACCTTGACATCGGATAGGTTTCGGACACTGAGCCAGCCGGTGACTGGTGTGTCGATCACGGTCAGCGTGCCAGTGGCAGCCGCGTACGGTCCGGCTTCCACAGACTCGACTGCAGAGACACCGCTCGCCGTCCCCTCGCCGCAGTAGGTCCACGTCACAGACCCGTCGGCAATCACCGAGCCTGTACCGCTAGGTCCGCTACCGAGGGCGGCGCTTGTGCCCGCGACCGTGGCCTGGTAGATCCGAGCCGGGCTTGCCCCGTTTGTCACACGATCACCGACTGCGTAGGCCGTGGACGTGGCCCAACTCGAATCAAGCGAGAGCGTGACAGCAGCGGTAGTCAAAAACCGCGCGCCGCTCGTAGCCTCCGACACACCACGCCCGACAGTCAGCACAGTACCAGGATCGCCCGTCAGCACGACAACACCTGAGCTTTTACGTTCGGGGTTCGGCAGTGTGCCGGTGAGCGCACACAGTGCTACAAGCGCTTTCCCGGTGGCGTTGTCGGGATCAAAGTTCGATGCCTGAGCTTGCATCACTTCCCAGATCTCGGCTTCGCGATCTGCGAGCAGCCCGACAAGCTGCCCCGCTACCGAGTCAGGCGGGATCGAGCCGTCCGGCTCACTGCCGAGGCTGACCCCAAAAGTGTTTTTGAAAAGCTCGTCGAGTTCGGCTTTCGACTGAGCAAGCGTCTTTATCTCGAACCCTGTGAGTGTAAGCCCCGCCATTTAGAGTGTGATCCTTTCCGTTGACGCAAGTTCGCCGAGGTCGGTAGACGCTCGCCAATCGATCCGAAACTCGCGGTTTTTTGCGTCGGTGTAACTGCTTGCCAGATAGGTCAGCTCACGCACTCCGCGAACGCTGAGGATCGCGTCGCGGAAGTAACCCTCGATTTCGACCACGTCAGGGTTTTTCACGAGGATACGCTGCCACCACGGCATGCCGCGCTCGTCGTCGAGAAACCACTCACCTTTGAAGAAGCGCAGCCGCAAGCTCGTCTGCTGAAGAACCCCCGGTGCGTCACCCGTGAGCACCAGCCCCAGATCATCGGCGTACATATCACCGTCGGAATCAAGCCCGAAGTCCGTCACTCGTTTCATCGTTTCACCTTGACGGCGGCAGACCTGAAATCCGACGGGCTAGGCGGTGGCGTACCCGGTGCGGATGAAGTGCCCGAGGGTGTAGGGTGCGTGTGAGTGGCGAGCCAGCCGTGCAGCACACTGTTCAGGTGCGTCCACAGCGTGTCGGCGAGCGCTGCCGACTCAAGCTGCACGGGCAGGTTTGAACCCACACGGATCGCGTCTTTGTCGATGTGGATTTGTACGCCGTCGTCGTGGCCGAGTGTGAGCCTGTCGAGCGGGGCACTTTTGAGCGGGTGTCCGAAGTCACGCAGCCCCGGTATAAAAATTCCGTCCGATAGATCAAACCGTCTATCGTCCTCGGGATCGACAAGTCCACCGCTCACAAGCCAGCGATCGAGACTCGCTTGCGAGAAGATCAGCAGACCCGTGGAACCCTCTTGGATCGGGAAGGTGAGACGCCAAGATCCCGCGCCTGGGAACACGACAGGTACAGCCGGAACCACGGGCAGGGTGTCTACAGCGATCTCGGATTCTTCTGTCAACCTGCGCAGCTTTACGAGCGGCTGGACGTCGGCTCGCTGTCGAGTCTCGTCGTACCTTGTGATCCGGCCAGGTAGGCAGGTGTTGATCGACAGGCGGATCGTGTCCGCCAGCGTCGATAGCACTTCTTGCAGTGTCTGCGGTGTGTCACTCATTTCGAGGGAAACCCTTCCGCTTGGGTGTACCAATCCCCGCCCGACGTGTCACCGTTGTGCTCGACTTTCCAGAGCCGTACTACGCCCGTGTGACGCTCAGACTTGATCGACACTCTACCGCCCGGCCTCAAGTCAGCGTCGAGTAGGCACTTAAAAGTGAGCAGTCGAGGGCCGCCCTTGACGACCGGCGATCCGAACTCCGGCGACCCTATAAGCCCGCTGTCCGGGGCCAGCTCAGGAATCTGCGGACCGATGCGCAAATCGTCGCGCTGGAATTGAAGCTCCCCGTCTTGAATCGACCAGGTGATCCCGGCTTTGACAAGCACCTTCGTCAGCTCACTTGACGCCGGGCCGTGGGTCACAACCCCCTGCTCAAAGCGGATCGCTGCGAGGGCTGCCGACACCTGCCCGAAGTTACCAAGCCCCAGGCCGAGCGCGTCAGCAAGCTTGCGAACTACGTCGCTTGCAGGTGCCCCCGGCGCGTGGCTCTCGCTCACACGGGCAAAGCGAAACGCACGCTCACCGTCCCCACTCTTCAGCCGAGTGTGCCAGCTCGCACCGTCGCGGGAGTGATCGAGCGCGCGAACGTCACCCGAGAACACGCGCTTGATCCCGGTCCCCTCGTACCCCGCCTCAAGTTGGAACTTGACACCCTTTTCCTGAAGCGCGGATCGCGTGGCGCGGCTCAGGTTTGTGACGGTGACTTCGGCGGTGTTCGGCTCTTTGGCCGAGGACTTACGCACCTTGAACGCCACACGCAAGTCGGTGATTTCGATCACGTCGGTGGACAGCGTGCGGTAATCACTCGCAACCTGCCTCGCGGTAAGCAGACGGCACCGACGACCGTAGAGGTTGGCCATGACCTACCCTCTCACCGGAAGCTCGGTGCTCTCGAAGTAGTCAAGAATCACACGATCGCCGAGATCACTACGCTGTAGATCGTTCGACCACGTCGGATCGAGTCGAGCGCCCGAGGTGTCGGTCATAATCAAACAGCCCGGCGGCATCTTCGGCAGCTTATAGCGGAAGCCTAGCGGCTGATCAATTACCGCTTTCACACTGAGTAGCACAGGCTCTTGATTGTTATCGAAGATATTCATGTAGAAACACGCCTCGCGCGTGTTCCAATAGAATTCTAAGGTGTAGTTAAACCCTTCAAGCTCCACACTGATATCAAAGTGCGGTAAGTCGCTGCGCAGCGGTATCGTGAAAGGCATTACCTAACCCCCAACTTATCAAGAAGTCCTAGTTTTTCTACCAAACTGTAGGCGATTGACTTCTTCGTCGTGTTCTCTGTCGGAAGTTGCTTCCCGGCCTTCTGCTTACTCTGCGCTTTCGACTCTCTTTTAGCGACAACTCGACGAGTCGTTTTGTTTTGGACAATGCGAACGCGCTTGAGCGTCGCTTGAAAAGTGAGCGCGTCACCTGTCTTACCGTCGCGGGGCGTGATCAAATCGGTCAGCATCATATCGGTGTAGACGCGCTTACTTGTGGTCACAGTCACGAGCTGCCTGGATTCGAGGAGCTTGCGCAGATCTGCCGCCGCACGCTCGGCAAATCCGACAGCCCCGCCGACACGCTCGGCAGAAACCGACGTGAAAGTCACACCGCCACCGAGACTCACCACACGCTGAGACTGAACAGCGCCAACGGGCGTGTTTGAAATAATCCCGGTGATCTGGAGCGTCACCGGCTTGAGCCTTGCGTGGTCCGAAACATCAAACCCCTGCTCGACAGGGTGGTCGGTAGTCTCTGCCGAGTCGGTGCTCGACTCCGTCAGCACTACGTCGATCTCAATATCACCAATCTTCGTACGGCTCGGGCGGTGTACGGTTTCTAATCCCACGACATCACCTCGGGATCGCGGCGGTCGCGCCGCTTAGCTCATCCTGCCACCACTTCGATAAGGCCTCGGCGGAACTCTGCCCTGTGTCCGACGCACTCTGCCCGACACCTGCCACGATCGTCTGATCGACCTTGAGCCCTCCGAGATTTACCACACGCTGGTTTGTGGTGTTCGCGACTGACGCCGTCGGGCCGGAAGCACCGCCGCTGACCGGCGAGATCCCGAAAAAAGATCGGACCGATCCGAAGCCGGACTTGATCCGGTTCGTCACCGATCCGACGATTCGATCAAACGAGCTTATGATCCAATCACCGAGATCGATGAAGACTTGCTTAGCTGTGTCCTTAAACTGATCCCAGATTACATCAAAGTGGAGTAGCAGCGCCGCAAAACCTTTAAGCATTGTGAGCCACCACGGATCATCATCAGATGACGTGCTGATAAAGTCTTCTAAGAACGCTTTCCACCGGGGCCAGAGCTGCCCGATCAGGGTTAGCCCGCCCTGCTGTGCAGTTAACCACTCGTCGAACAGTAGAATGATGAGCGCGATCGCGCCAGCAATGGCCACGACGGGCGCAGCCGCAGCAGCCCACGCAGCCGCAGAGCGGATCGCTGCAAGCACAGCAGCCGCGCCGAGTCGAACATACTGCCCGATCATCAGACCCGTTTGCGCTATGTTCCAAATTATCGCAGCACCTACAACACTGTAGGTGATTACCGCGAATAAACGCCACTGATCAATCACAAAACCGATTGCTTTATAGAGCAATCCGAACACTGAAGACAGCAGCTTCACCACCGAGATGAAACCGCGAAACACAATACCAAGCCGCTGCGCAAGTAGGGTGCGATTCGCTTTGACCCACTCGACGACGGAGGTAGCGATCGCATTCATTTCCGAGATGAGCGGCCCCGCGATCGCGTAGCTGAGTCCTCGCACCGCAGCCTTGACCCGATCGACCGAGTCGCCAAGATTGTCACCTGCCTCGATCGTCTGTTTGTCCAGTACGATCCCCAGGTCGCGAGCTTCAGTCCGCAGCTCGGCCAGCG